CCTTACTGCTTTATGTCGGGTGGCTTCAACATTCTTGGTAAGATTGCTCCGTTCTCGGAAGAGACCACAGAGGATGTCACGGTCGAGGGCGAGACACCTGTTGAAGACACCACTGAGACTGAGGAAGTAACCGTAGAGACTTCCGATAGCGATGAGATTATTAAGCCCCTTGATAGCGAAGAAGAGTCCACTATCAAGACCGAATCTGATACCGACGAAGGTGACGAAAAGGGTGATACCGACAAGGACAAAGACGAAGAGCGCGATGTAGACCTCGATGAGGTTGACGATGACATGGATGATATGGTTGAGTCATATCTTCGTGAGTCTTACGGCGATGTTAAGTCTTACAAGACACGTAAAGCCATTAAGAAACCCGACTGCATTATGCTTGAGGGTGTAATCACCTACACTAACGGTAAGAGAGTAAATACCACCTTTAAGTTTACTCCCGATACTATCACTCCCGATGGAAAGGTCACTCTTCTTGGAGAGAACTTATCTATCACCCGTTGCAAGAAGCCTTTTGTACTTGTTGGTGCAGTTGATGGCAAGAAACTCGTATGCGAGTCACTGTCTTACAGGTATGTGGTTATCGGAAAGAACGGACACGGCATGGTAAAGGGTACAGTGCTCAAAGAGTCACTTAAGCAGAAATCCCCTATCCGCAAGTCCAAGTGTATCAATGAGAACTTACGCAGACGTAAGACTATCCATAAGCCCATCAGTCGTAGATAAGGGGGTGTTCGTGCATGAGGCTCGAAAGCGATTTGGAGCGCAAGAAAGACCCCCGTACTCACACTCTCATAGAGACTGAGGATAATGACACACTAACGTCTTTTCCCGACAGGATTTTCATCGAGTTGTTTCCTAGTACCCACAAGGGATATGTATACACAAAGGATTATGAGCATGAGAACGGTGGTTGCTATTATCGCTCGAAAGAGAATGACAACCCTGTAACGGGAGCGTTTGTTAGTCTGTATCCCGATGGACATCTTACATATCTGTGGGACGGTACGGAACATCCCTTAAGGCGCGATTGGCACGAAGCATGATTGGAGACAGTATGGACTACGGAGTTTTATTAAACGAACAGAACATAAAACTTAATAGGACTTACTTTAACCAGATGCTCCAATTAATCGGAATTGAGGTTGTGTATCGTGCTCCAAAGGCAGGTAAGTCGTGGACTACATACGCTGAGATAGATAAGAATTATCAAGCAGGTGAACCTATTGGATGTATTTTCGAAGAACATCCTAATCAGTACACCATGAAGAAACTCGGTTGGGTTTCGGAACTGACTGAGAACGCCTGTTTGATACAAGTTCCTTATGACCTACACGATTTGCAGGTTGGTGCTCTGTTTATTATTCCAAGCGGCATTGACAAGGCACAGGGTAGGTTGTTCAAAGTGGCTCAGATGAGCAATATCATGCTTTATCCTGCGTCCATCACTTGTGCTATTGTCCCCGAGTTCGAGGACACTTACAGTAACCCTAAAGAGAATTATAAGTCCGACAGCTACAATCTGTTGAACTCAGAAGAGGATGACTACTAACTATGCAGTTGCAGGAAAGATACGCTTATCCTCGCCATGATGAGGATAAGTTAGATTTCGTGGAAGAACACGAAACAGAGTTGAGCAGGGTGGATAATATCTATGGGTTGAGCCATCTCATCAACGATTGCGCTAACTTGCCGTTTAAAGAGTATTATTACGTACTCACCCTTGCAATACTTTTGTCTGACCCTACCAATCAGATAAATGAACTAGGGTATGTTCTTGACGATATATCATTGAACAACGTGTTTTATGATGATTTGGGCAATCTGCGTCCGAGCGGTCTGACTAACCACAATGATACGACATCTATTTGGTATCAAGTGGATAATTTGTATGACCAACGGGACAGCGGAGATAACGACGGCGGGGTTGACCAACGGGTTAGTAAATTGTCTGATGATGAGGTTATTGAACAGGTTGCATCCAAGTTCAAAAACTCGTCTAGTGAAGCTCAAAAAGCGATTCGCTCTTACTTTGATACCCGTCAAATGGATGAATTGCTCCCCAATGTAGCCGACTTGCTCAACGCACAAGAGCCTTATGACAAGGCTTTGTTAAAGCGAGCGCATGATTCAGTATTTACCAATGGTAAATTTTATGATGCTTTCTATTCAAGAGTGTTTAATAAGGCTGTCGACGATGACGAGCAGAACACTCGTTCGAAAGGTAAGAGGAAGTAATTATGACCTCAATCGGTTTTGAGGGTTACGAATACCCGTTCGTGCTCCACTTAAAACGACTTTGGGCACAACACTTGCAGGTGGCTTCCACTGATTCTCACTTGCAGTCTATCGACAGGTATCTTTCGGATAAGATTTTTCCCACTGGCGACGTTGATTGTCGACTCATTATAAGACAGGCTTCAACTAATCTCGTTATAGAGTCGTTTTCAAGTATCTTGAAGATTACAGTTGACCCTAATGTGAAAGTAGGTAAATATAAACTTATTACTTTGTGTAAGTTAATCAACGATGGTAACATCGATATAAAAGGTTATCCAATATTTACCCAGACTGCACAGACTCTTATTGATACTCTTGATGGTCTGTATTACACGTGGAAGGAGCAGACATGTCTGTAGCTTTTTATGACAACGCTCTGTTGGATAAACTAAAGAATTGGACGAATGACACAAACATGCATGTGTACGGGCAGGATGATACCCGTAGACTGTTTGAGGTAGTGGCTGAGGAAAAGAGAGACCATCCGATTACCTTACCAATATTGTGTCTTCGTCGAGTGGGTGGGTATGAGATTATCAACCCCAATAAGACCGTTCTGTCGTTTGACGCTATAACAGCGGATAAATCGACTAAACGTACTTTGAGATTAAATGCAATTCCCATAAACATTGAGTATCAGTTAGATATTTATTCCAAGTTTAAGGAAGAGGCTGACGAATACGCACGAGAAATTGTATTTAATGTTATAAACAGTCCGTCGTTCAAGGTTGAAGTACCTTACAATGACCTAAACTTTGTTCATAATGCCACATTACGAATAAGTACGGACGTTGAGGATAATTCTGATATTCCCGAACGACTGATGGTTGGGCAATTTACTCGGTTTACGTTGCACATCTATGTTGACGACGCATATTTGTGGGATGTTAAGAGTAGGACGAATAAATCTCTTGATTCCATATATGTTAAGCCACAGGATAGTGACACTGAGTTAGCATTCAAAATTGACAAAGGAGAATAAAGATGCCTAGTATTGTAATCAACGAAATCGATTTGTCGGCAGGAAATCCCGTGTTAAGCGATTCCGACATAGTGTACGTGCCCGGGTTGGTAACTAACGTAGCGGGTAAATTTTCCCCCGACACCGTGATTAGTCAGCACACACCTATACTGCTGACAACGATTGAAGAGTTTGAGGCGGCTTGTGGCACTGAACCTTATCTTTTCACTGCCGCACAGGATTATCCCGATGGCTTTGCTATTGCGGCTACACCTACAAGCGGTTCGATGTACGAAGAGGGAGCACCCGACCCTGCCTATGTATACGCAAGAGAACTTATAAACGCAGGTCTCCCTGTGCTCTATGAGCGACTGAATGATGCGGCTACTACTGTTACGGTTCTGTTCATTTATAATGAGCTTTGCGGTAACATGTGGGAGAAGTTGAAGGACAAGTCGGAATATCAGTTCAAGTACATCACGACAGGTGGTTACCCGAACTTTGAGTATTCCGCTGATGTGTCAACCCCTGGGTCTACCATCGCGGCAAAGATGATTGACCTTGCGAACGCTCGCGGTGACGCGTGTGCTCTCATCGACCATACCAACAATTCAGAGCGTAGTATGGTGGCTTCGGCAAACACCTCGGTATATTACTCTATCACTAACACGGAAAGCCCGTACAAGATTGATAGTGAGTACGCTTCCATGTTTACTCCTTGGTTCTCATGTACTCAGCCTAGTGCAGGCAGAGCACTTGACATGCCCGGGTCATACCTGTACCTTATGTCACTTGCCAAGTCGATGAGAGATGGAAACGCAAACTTCCTTGCTGTTGCAGGTGTAAATCGTGGTGTTGTTCCGAATGTAGTTCTTCCTCAGACATATACTCCACTCACCATGTCTATTGCGGACAGTTATCAGCCTAAGTCGGGCATTTGTATAAATGCTATCGCCAATGTTAAGCCTTACGGCTACACCATTTGGGGTAACAGAACACTGATGACTGTAGGACTTGCAGGTACAGTAGCCAAGAATTTCTTGAACGTCCGTAACATGCTCAGCGACATTAAGAAGGTCATTTATGTAAGTGCTCTTCGTCTGATGTTCGAGCCTAACAGTGATGTGCTTAAGATGAACTTTAATGCGGCTATCGCTCCTACACTTGACCAAATGGTTAGCGGTGGAGCATTGACCGATTGGAGCATTAAGTACAATCCTACTTCGGATAAGACCAAGTTGTCTGCTACGGTTAATGTAGTTCCTATTTACCCTGTGGAAGATTTCGAGATTGGTATTACTATTACCAACGAGGAAGTTACAGTATCTTGATTAGAAGGAGATAAAAATTATGTCGATTAGAATTGGCGGGGTAGACAGAAACTCTACTCTTGATGAAAAGACCTCTAAGCCGATGAGTACCTATCATTTGGCAGACAATCCCAACCTCTACGAGATACAGCGTAAGAATAACTTTGAGTGGATTGTCACAGATATTGATGGTATCGCACTCCCCGGGGGTGCAAGTATACCTAATGCGCAGGAAGTTCTCCGTGTGTCCGTTTCTTCCGCCGCTGTTCCTCATTTTGCACAAGAGGCAATTGCGTTAAAGCGCGGTAACAACACTATTAAGTATGCAGGTGTTCCCGAGTTCTCGGATACCTCATTTACATTCAGAGACTTCATCGGTGCATCCGCTAAAGATGTTCTTATGGCTTGGCAGTCCAAGAGTTATAATACCAAGACTCAGAAGGTTGGTCTTGTAGAGGACTATAAGAAGGACGCTTTCCTCTGCGAATACACCC